CGCGAACCTCTCAGGGACGCAGGCAGCGCGTGGCAAAGGCCGACCCGGCCAGCTCATCCACTAGGCCGGCCCCAGGGCTCGACCTTGTACAGCAGGTTCTGTCCCGTAAGGGACCGACCCTCTCTGCGAGCCTCGAGCGAGCCTGCCTACGCAGCATTGAGGAGGAGCCGGTCTTCGCCGACCTGCTCGGTCCCCTTGCGTGATCCGCCGTGCGCAGCCCTGCACGCTATGAATTTACTTGGGGGCAGATAAAGAGTGCATGGACACTCTCTACAATATTCTCCTTCTGCGTTGCGTCAATGCCCAGCAGCCGTTCACGTTCAGTTCTGTCTGGCCCTGCTGCCTCTGTTACTTCGTTCCGGTCTGCCCAGTCTGTCACCCCATCCATGTCGAACTCCCAGGCCCCCTCGCGGCGTTCTCTTGTGTTCGCTAAGAAGGGTCGTGGCGGCCCGCGCCGAGCTGCTTCTGTCGGCTCACGGTCCACCCGTGCTCCTTCAACGCGCAGCGCCCGCTCAGGCCGTTCCTCGGCAAGGCCGCAAACTGCCCCGAGAGCAACCGCTCGCAAGGCCCTATCATCTGGGGTCCTGTCGATCAGCCCCGCTCTCGCCCACGCATACTGGGACGCAGCTTTGCACTCTACGCCGCCGAACATCCCGACGACTTACGGCAATTTCACCTGCGTCAACTCGATAGCCCGTTTTGCAATTGCTACTGGGGCTTCTCTGCCAACACAGCTCCAAGTCACTTGGACGCCATCTGCTCTCCGCGTCACGCGGTTCAGTGGTGCTCTGAGCGGCGCTACGAAGCTAGCCGCCTACCAGCAGTCGCAGCTGAACTCCTCGAACACAGCACCTCTCGACATTCGTCCTTTGAGGATGTGCTTCAAGATTCGCAACACGACTTCTGCTCTCAACGTGGCTTCCAACATCGTAGCTGTTCTGGTTCCCCAAAGCATCTCGCTTCAGTATTCAGCCACCGGCGTTGCTGACATGCCTTTCATCTCTGCCGCCGGAGTTGCCAGCCTTTGGAGTTTGTGTGAGAACAACCCCATGGCTGCCTCCTTCACAGGCGCTGAGCTTGCGAAGGGTGGGAAGACCTTTGTCATGCCGCCAGCCTCCTTCACCGCTTACAACCAGTATTCGGACTGGAAGGCTCTTTCGGCGACATCGGATGCCGGAGCTGTCATCACTGACACGGATTGGCTTGCTCTCAACGATCTTACTGCCGATCCCGTCCTCTACCCTGTCATTCTTCAGAACTCCTGGTTTGGGGCCATCCCACCCATGTACACCTTGCTTGTGAACTGCGAACCCAACGCCCTTGTGCAGAACTTCGAGATTGAAGTCTTCTGCCAAGATGCTTGTAGGTTCCCCGCGAACTCGCTTGTTGCGTCCATGGCTGGTGGTGCCCCCGGACGTCCCATGGACATGGGCGCTCTCCAGGATCTCGCCAACCGCGGCAGGAACGGCTTTGCCGGTTCTTCCAGGGGTGGCAGGGCTTAGGGACAGCGCCTCAGCGACAGTCAGGGCCTTCACAAGGCTTATGGCACCCCAGATGGGGTCTTCATCAACGGAGACACCATGTACATCGCCGGAACTCGTTCCGCGGTAGATTGGGCTGCCGACACGCTCATCCCTCTCGGCATGACGCGCCACACTCCCCGTGGGAAGACGGCAGAGCTGTTCTATTCTCTGTACCGTCCCACCCGGGTTGTTGGCCACTCGCTAGGAGGGGCTGTGGCTCTTGACATAGCTGAGGACCACGCTATCGCGTCTACGACGTATGGAGCTCCTGTAGCTTCGCTTTCTTCTGGTGACCGTCATCGTGACTACTTCGATCCTGTTTCTATGTTCGACTTTGGCGCAACCAACCGGCTTTCGTACCCGCACTCGTACGCAGGCTACTAGCCTTCGTGAGTGCTTCCTGTTCATCTTGTGCTGTACTTTGTCCAGTCCTTGATGCCGGCCCAGGAACCACATTGCTCTTCGTGAGCTCTGCCCATCCAAACCTAAGACCTAGGGGAGGATCTGGCGGCTGTGGGACCTGGGTCTCTCCGGGGCAAGGCACACTGCCAAAACACACTAAATAGTGCAGTGTGGGAGATGGAGAGACGGCTGTGGCCCGCTGGGGACACCTCGGTGAACCCTTTGAGCCAAAGTTCTCCTGGTCAGAGAGATTAATGACGGCTATTGCGCTTTGGCGGCCTGTCAAATTCTTCTGGCGCTCTTCCCCCTACCCCAG